TGATTGAATCAGTTAAAGATTGTTGGAAAGGTATTACTAAACTTTTCAAGGATGAACCATCCTATTATTACAAGCTGGATGAAAAGAATGAACCGGTGAAAGTTTGCACCTCAGATGATCCGAAATGTCCGGACCAATGTGGGTGCAAACAGACATCGGACTTTACATATGACGAAGAGGTTAAGTGCGAGTGCAAAGAAGAACCTGAAGTCGAAGCTCCAGTACCCAGTGTAAAGTCGGTATCAAAAGCCGACCTCACAAAAATGTCAAAACTTGAACTTCAGGTTATGGCAAAAAATGCAGGCGTCATTCTGACGGGTAAGGAAAAGAAACAGCAGTTGGTCTCAAAACTGACAAAACATCTTGCTCTTTAAAGCTCACCTTTCATCGTGATAAATAACCACGATGAAAGTATTTGAAGAACTAAATGAAGAGAATTTTTTGCTGTTCGCGGCAAAGAATTATGACAACCCACAATGTCTTGACGTTGATGAGTTTTATGATGACCTATCAAGGTTTAAGTATATTAAGAGATTGCTGAGAAAATATCAGCAGTCGGGTATCGTTCAGGAAAGACTAGTTCTCAATCACATTATTGTTATCTACAATGTCTTCGGAATCGAAGCCGCCAACCGGATGATCTTTTACAAGATTGAGAAGGAGTTATGGCCCGTTCTAAAGACATTTCTGGTCTATCTCAATTATCTTCCAGAACAAGATAAGGTAGAGATACCAATGGACGATTATGTAATTTCAATTCTCAGAAAAATCTAATGAACAACATTAAAGAAGACGAAGGCGGAGTTGCAGCAAATGTAACGGGAGATAGTTCCACCATGGCAATGCCACCGACATCGGGCGGGCTTATGCGCCGCAAATACAAAGCGTTCGATGTAGATTCGCAGTTGTTCAATAAGTTTGAAAAGGGTAAAGTTAAGTTTGAACACTGGTCAAAGTACCTTGATATGCAGAATGAAGGTCACACCAGTATCTACGAATACGCCAAGAAGAATCCGACACACGTGATTGTTCTCCGCAATTCGGATAATGGCTCTCTAAGAGCGATTCGTCGGTTCTAAAATAGTTAAAATAGTTTGTAGTTCAAGGTGCGTTATGATATACATAACCTACCTTAAATGTATTTTGATGTTTACAAAGTAGGGAAGGTAATATACTATTGTACCAACATTAAAATTAATCAACAGAACAACAAACCTTAAACACTTATGATTTTTGAAGAACAGATTTCACGGAAACCCGACTATTATCCTTGGACCCAAACCTACATCGAGGCAATGCAAAATGGGTTTTGGACCCATAGAGAATTCAATTTTCAAAGTGATATTCAGGACTATAAAGTCACTCTGACTCCTCAGGAACGTGAAATTATTGTTCGTGCCCTTTCCACCATCGGACAGCTTGAGATTTCAGTCAAGAAGTTCTGGGCCAAGGTGGGAGAAAACCTTCCGCATCCTACCATTACCGACCTCGGTTATGTAATGGCCAATTCGGAAGTCGTCCACGGTGATGCGTATGAACGCCTCCTTGACGTACTGGGTATTGATGACTCATTCGACCGTATTCTCCAAGAGGACATTATTCGCGGGCGCGTTACCTATTTACGCAAGTACCTCCAGCCATTCACTCCCGACAAGAAAAAGCAGTTTGTCTATTCACTCATTCTGTTTACACTGTTCGTCGAAAACATTGCTCTTTTTAGTCAATTCTACACTATTAGCTATTTCGGTCGTTTCCGTAACCTGCTCAAGGATACCAACAAGCAAGTGGAATACACTTCGCGTGAGGAGAATCTCCATGCCATGATTGGCATCAAGCTCATCAATACAATTCGTGACGAGCATCCCGAACTCTTTGATGCTGAACTAAAAGAAAAAATTATTTCTGAATCCCTCCTTGCCATTGAATATGAGTGCAAGATTATTGACTGGATTATGAATGGTTATAGCGTTGAAAGCCTCAACACACCTTTACTCCGCGAGTTCATTAAGAACCGTATGAATGAATCCCTCGTCCAGATTGGCTTTGAAAAGCTATTTGAAGTTGATAAGGAAATGGTCAAGAAGACACTTTGGTTTGATGAACAGATTCTCGGTAACAATATGACCGACTTCTTCCATTCACGTCCTATTGAATACTCCAAGAAGGGACAGAGCTTCAATCAATCTGATCTATTTTAATTATGAGTTCCACGCATGACAAGTATTATTGGCTCAACACGCACTCGCGTCAGTTCCTTGAAAGAGGATACCTTAAGGAAGGAATGACTCCGGAAAAGCGTATTCGTCAGATTGCCGACCGCGCAGAGAAACTATTGGGTATTCAAGGATTTGCCGATAAGTTTGAGGACTATATGGCACGTGGGTTCTATTCACTTTCTACTCCGGTATGGACCAACTATGGTAATGACCGCGGTCTTCCAGTGTCGTGCTTTAATTCTCATATTTCTGACAAGATGGAAGATATTTTGAATAAGGCTGCGGAAGTTGGTATTATGTCGAAGCACGGCGGCGGTACCTCGGGTTACTTTGGTGACCTACGCCCGCGCGGTACTCCTATCTCAGTTGGCGGTGAATCTTCGGGTCCCGTGCATTTCATGGAACTGTTTGATACTATTGCGGAAGTCATCTCACAAGGTTCCGCCCGTCGTGGTTCCTTTGCTGCGTATCTTCCAATCGAACATCCCGATGTTGCAGAATTCCTCCAGATTCGTTCGGACGGTCATGCAATTCAGAACATGTCAATTGGTATTACCATTACAGACAAGTGGATGGAGTCCATGATTGCAGGAGATAAAGAAAAACGTGAGACCTGGACCAATGTGATTAAGAAACGCTTCGAGACTGGTTATCCCTACATCTTCTTTACGGATACCGTCAATAAAGGCGCTCCTGCAATTTACAAAGAAAAGAAACGCAAGATTAATTCAAGCAATCTCCGCTCTGAAATCTGTCTTTCTTCCAATGAGGAAGAGTCATTTGTATGCGTGCTTTCCTCTTTGAATCTGTTACACTGGGAAGAAATCAAGGAGACCGATGCCGTTGAGACGATGATCTACTTCCTTGATTCCGTGAACCAAGAGTTTGTGGATAAGACTGCAGACATGAAGTTCATGGAAGCCCCGCATCAATTTGCAAAGAATCAACGTGCGTTGGGTCTTGGTGTTCTTGGCTGGCACTCACTGTTACAATCTAAAGCTATCGGCTTTGAGTCCATGGAAGCCAAGCTGCTCAACACGGGCATCTGGCGCGTCATTCGTGAACGTGCCGATAAAGCCACTCTGGAGCTTGGTGCAAAGTTTGGTGAGCCGGAACTCTTGAAGGGCACCGGTCGCCGTAATGTGACCACCCTTGCCGTGGCTCCGACTACTTCATCCAGTTTCATTCTGGGTCAGGTATCTCCGTCTATTGAGCCATTGAATTCTAATTACTTTGTAAAGAAATTGGCCAAGGGTTCCTTTACCTATAAAAATCCATATCTCAAGGACGTACTCAAGAAGCATGATAGAAACGATGAGGATACATGGAAGTCAATCCTGACGCATGGTGGTTCGGTACTCCATCTTAAGTTCCTGACTCCGGAAGAAAAGGAAGTCTTTAAGACCTTCGGCGAGATTTCTCAAAAAGAAATCATTATTCAAGCCTCCGCTCGCCAGAAATACATTGATCAAGGTCAGTCCTTGAACCTTATGGTCCATCCAAAGACCTCTCCGAAGGAAGTAAATCAGCTTATGATCTACGCTTGGGAGAACAAAATTAAGACACTCTACTACCAACGTGGGACGCATCCGGCTCAGGAGCTTGGGCGTAACCTACTCAACTGCGCGTCCTGCGAAGCCTAATGCCTAAAGTACAAATTAATTGTCATTGCTGCGGTTGCACCTCAACCATCTCATTCATAGAGGATATTATTGATCCTGATATGGATGAGGGTGAGGAAGATACATCCGTAGAAAACTATCCCGAGTATTGCCCAATGTGCGGTAATCATTGCAGCGAAGAAGGCGACGACACCGAGGACTGATAAATAAGCCATTATGTGGCTTTATCATGACTCTCCGTTTGAACCAATCAAATTAGACCCAAAGAAAATTTACGGGTTCGTCTATCTAATAGAGAACCTAGTAAATGGTCGTAAGTACGTCGGAAAGAAACTCTTTTTCTTCAAGGGCTTTAAAACGGTCAAGAAGAAAAAGAAGCGCATCCTTGTTGAGTCGGACTGGAAGACCTATTATGGTTCCAGCAATGCACTTCAAAAGGATCTAGATGATTTAGGTACGGATAATTTCCGTAGGACTATTTTGCACCTATGCACCAGCAAGAGCGAGTGTTCCTATTTAGAAATGAAGGAGCAAGTGGAAAGAAATGCCATTCTTGCCGATGAATACTACAACGACCAGATTCGCGTAAGAGTGACACGTGTCCAACTCACAAAGTACCGTAAGTCCTTATTGGTTAATACAGTCGAATAGAGATTCATTATAACGGTTACGGGTTAAATGTAAATCATTAAAATAAATGATTTTATGGTTTACAAGGAGCCGCAATATGGTATGATTGACATATGATTCTAATTGACTATTCTGGCATTGCCATCTCCAACATCTTTGCTCAAAAGGTTGCTGTCTCCGAGGATATGGTACGCCACATGATCTTAAACTCTTTGCGGATGTACAATCTCAAGTACCGCAAGGAATACGGTACCATGGTTCTTGCGTGCGACGGTGGTTCGTGGCGCAAACAAATCTACCCACAATACAAAGCCAACCGTAAGACCAGCCGCGACGCCAGTGGTCTCGATTGGCAGGAATTCTTCCGCATCCTTGGTATGGTTCGTGACGAGGTTAAGGAACACCTTCCCTACAAAGTGGTTCATATTCAAGGTATCGAAGCCGACGATGTGATTGGCGCCCTTACCGAAAAGACTCAGAACTTTGGCGAGAATGAGCCGGTAATGATCATTTCTGCCGACAAGGACTTCATTCAGCTCCAACAGTATTCTAACGTCCGCCAATTCTCTCCTATGACCAAGGCTTTTGTCAAGGAGAAGGACGCCACTC